TGTAACAGGATTTCCATCAACACTAATGACATTACTATTGCAACTTATTCCGTTAGTATCAGCCTTGAAATCGTCAACTGAAGTGACTGAAACGGCTTTAACCGACTGAATATCACTTTTTACCGTGTCATTTTCATGGTCAAACGTTGATAATCCAGAAACATCAGCCTTGAAATCATCAACAGAAGTCACAGAAACAGTCTTAACCGACTGGATATCACTTTTCACCGTGTCATTTTCATGGTCAAATGTTGATAATCCAGAAACATTAGCTTTGAAATCGTCAACAGAAGTCACAGAAACAGTCTTAACCGACTGAATGTCACTTTTCACCGTGTCATTTTCATGGTCAAATGTTGATAATCCAGAAACATTAGCTTTGAAATCGTCAACGCTTGTAACAGCGTTTCCATCAACACTAACAACATTACAGTCCACACCACCGAAATTTTCAACAAACCGCACAATAACTGTTTGCGTGTCAAAATTTTCAGTACCATCGTGTTTTATTGTGATTATATGGTTTGTTCCAACAACTTTATTAATTGAACCGCCAGGAATCACAAGGTAATACCACCCGTTTCCTATGGAGTGAAATTGTGTTGACTGGTCGATTGTATAGGCTGCAGAACCATTAATATCTACAACATACAACTTGATTTCGTCTATATCAGCAGCAACAACACCAGACAGCCGATTCGGTCTGTCATCTGATTGTATTAGAGGAAAGCAAATAAAATAATCATCATTTAGAGCCATTTGTTCTCTAATTATTTCCATAATTTAATCCTTTAATTAATTCCATTATTTACACCCATATAAACACCACGGTTTACATTTTTAAAAACATAATCATCATTGCTTATTTCATCCGCATCTATTATTAATCTTGAAGTATTACTCACATGTAACCAGTAATCTGGCGATGGTCCATTCCAGGATAAAACCAAGCCCCAATTGTCAGCACTGTTGTTTTTCCATGTGTTTATTAAATCTATAAATGTTTGTGTTGACTCAAAATAATAAGTGTCAATATATTTCATTTCAACAGGATTTGCAACTTCAGTTGTCCATGGGGATGACGAGAAGTCATCCCATCTTGGTGGGCTACTCCAATAACCAGGTTCAAGTTTGTTCTGTCTCCACACATGCCCAAGCATTTCTGCTGGAGTATCTTGTGATCCTTGCTGGTCGCAAACAACTTTCAGCCGCACACTATTAATAATTGAATTAACAAATTGAGAGACATCAAAACGAAGCAACGTCTCAAAACAGTATCCAATTGATGAGCTTCTTTCCCATCTACCGATATTGCCAGAATTTTCAGGCCATTGGTCAACAGACCAGTCGTCGAATTCGAGGCAAATCCTTCTTTCGGGGGCTAATTCATATAAAGCCATACATCTTTTCCTAGCGTTGATTCTAAGTTTGAACGCAAGACTGTTTTGTCAATTTTAGAAATCTCATTTAATATCTGATATTTATCTTCAGGATAAACAAGGTTTGAAACTTCAGGAAATTTTGACAAAAATTCATCAATTTTATTGTGTTTTTCAAGCTGTAGCCAGCCTGCCAATATGCTTTCACAATCCTTGCATAAAGGGACATTTACTGGTTTATTCTGTATTTGGCAATTTTCAATTGGGCAATTATCACAATTTCCTGAACAATACACAGGAGTATAATCAGTGACGTTGTTACAAACAACACATAGCTTATTTGTTATTTTGTTGTCCAGCTCGGAATCACTATATTTAATCATTTTTCCCCACTACGAAACGGTTAATGCCACAATTGCAGCCATTATTTTTTCAGACTTTACCCCTATAATATCATTTGCTGGCGATGTGATTACTGCTGTTTCACACCCGGATTCATCCAACAATGAATATAGTTTTGCGATTGACAAACTCTTTCCGATTTTTAAAGAATTTATATAACTTCTAACAATGTCTTCAATTTCTAATTTGTTGACATTTCCTGTGACAGTGCCATCAACTACAACCTGATCAATTCCTACTGATTGATATTTTGTATTCCATATTCCTATTGGTCTCAAATCTTCAATTACAGTTTCTGCCTTAGTAGAAAGCTCATGAGAACATCCTTCTAAGAGTTCCCAATGAGATGTTGACACTGTTAGATTTGGTACCTGCCCAATATTATCAGTTGAACATTCATGAATCGCCTCTGCGTTGAAACTAGGACAAATAAAATGAACAATATCACCAACAACATAATTCATGCTTGGACTCCATTTTGGAAATGGTTCCCAATTGCTAAATAGGAACAAATCAACACTGCCATCACTTCTTAAATTCTCCACAACCGACGCGTCAACAGTTTCTTCAGTCCAGGTTGTTGAATCTGAATTTGTATGAGTAACCGAAATACTATCAGCCCAATCAAGCCAATCTTTTTCATTGCCGCCAGCAGGTGGTTCTTGGATTCTTTTTAATATTTTTAAAACAATGTCAGCATCGTTGTCTGTGCTGTCAACGTCAACCGCAAAAATACCAGCCCATTTCAAAATCGTTTTATGAGTTGCCCCACTCAAATTCGCAAGGGTTTGCTGTTCAGTATATTTCAATCTGAAATAAACGCCCTGCAAGGCCGAAGCTAAAACAGCGGAATCAATAAAAGTTGAACTCCCTTGACTTGTATCAATGGGGTTACCATCTTTGTCCAGAGTATTTTCGTAGTCTGTTAACAGATCATTTAAAATTTTGTCGTGAGAAGGCACATTATAATTCATACAAGATTATACCATAAGTTATAAGTTACTTGTTTGTTGTCACTTCGCAAAGCAGTAATTGTAATATCAAGCCTACTTTTTACAACACTGTTTTGTTCGACTTCAGACTCGAAAGATTTCAACCTTCCAGCGTCCAAAATCCATTGCAAAGCTTTTTTTATGTATTCTTTTGCAAGTTCATAAGTGTTTGATGTCATTTTTTGAGAGCTTCTCAACAAGTGGAGTTCACTCCCAAATTCTCTATTGTAAAACATTGAACCTTTTTTGATTTGTAGCGAGTACCATATATTATTGTATAATGCATCACCAAAAAGAAACTCTCTGTCTGCAAAACCGTTTTCAATTACTATCTTTTTATCAACAAGCATTTATTTGGCCTCCACAATTTGAGTTTTATTTGCTGGGTTTGTTGATAATCCTATAAGCATTGCAGATGGGTCAATGCTTCCTTGAACGTTTATTGTATGTATATGGTTTTCTATCAATTCCAAAGCAATATCTGTAACAAGCTTGTTTAAACCAGTGTTGTCACCAAGTTTTATACTGTTTGCAACCGCTGTAATATTTTCAGCATTAATAGTAACATTTCCACTAACATTCACATCAACATGTGATGAGGCCTCGATGTCAATGCCTCCATCACCTTTTAATTTGATAAAGTTATCAGTATCAGAATAAAGAATAGTGTCACCATCTTGAAGAGAAAGCCTGTATTCTTTGTCATCAGTACCAACGACAATAATCAAATTGCCTTGTCTCAGCGCGACAACTTCACAATTTTCACGGGGCTTACTTTGAAAGCCGTATTGTTGAAAAACTTAACGATCTTCAACAACCTCTTCACCGCGTCCGCTGAACTTCGCTTTTAATAGTTTACCTGCTTCGCTAACAGTTTCAACGATGTAGCCTCGAATTAACCCAACTTTATCAAATATGTTATTCATAATTAATTCTCCGCAGGGATTGAAAATAAGAGTTCCGAAGTAATACCTGTTTGCTTGTCAAGTCTATAAGTGACACCATAAAGTACATAACTATCATTTGCAAGCAACAAATCATCTTTAATTGAGGCTGTTTTCCCTGGTAAAAAAACCTCGCGGTTCTGACTATGACCTGAAACAGTGTAACGGATTCCTTTTGCATTAAATCGTTGTTGATTGATTATATTTTTTCCAGTTTCCTCAATTGACGTTCCATCGTTTCGTAAAACAACGAGCGTTTTATTAGTTGGTGCAGTTTCATCAACAAATGATGTTGCTTTTTTACTTGACTTTGAATTATCAACAACTATAATATTTCTGTAATGTTCTCTTGAATCATTGGCATAACCAGCAGAAATTATTTTTGATTTATTTGCATAAGTTCTTTCACCTTTTTTAACAATAAAACTATAACTTTTTTTCTGTGTTTTTATTGGTTTTGAAAAAACAAAAGTTCCATCATTCCGAATATAGAAAACAACACCTCGTGAAAAAGCAATATTATTGAGTACTTCAAACACTGTTTGTCCTGGCTCAGGATTGATGTCGTCACCGACAATATTTAGACTTTCAACACCATTCTCAAAACTGATAGCCTGTTTTGAAACAATAGGCACTTCTCTCAATAGCTCAATTGCTATTTCAGAAAGCGTTTTGTTTTTAAAAGTTTTCCAGGATTGAACATACTGGTCAACGACCAGACCCATGAGGTCGCGTCCTTGAATGTCTCTGACAACACCGTCATTAGAATAATTAATCGGTGCGCTGTCAATAATTCCATTAAAAACATCAACACTATTAACAACAATTTTGCACAAATCGCCTGTTTTAACAGTTTTACTCAAATCAGAATCTAAGTGAGTCTTAAAACTAAATGTTGACTCAGCTTCATAGATGTTTTGAGCAACATTATAACTCAAATAATTTTTTAGTTCTTTCCCATTGACAAGGAGTTTTATTTCGTCATGATCATTCATATAACAAAATATCTCCTTTGGCAAATGTTGGATTTTTAATTTCGTTGATAGCCATAATTCGAAAAATGTTTCTATGACTCAGCCCTTGAAGTAAACACAGTGTGTGAACAGGGATTTCTTTGCCTTTTGTGCTAACTTTAACAATGTTTTCACGATCGAGTTTAACATTGTCAACGTGGCACTTCAAAGCTCTAGCCATTACTTTATGTGCGGTTAGTCCGTTGCGATTTAATTCAAATGTTGTGCCGAGTTCTTGTCTGATCAGAAACAAGCTGTTTTCCAGTTCGTTTACATTGTAAAGTTCGATTTCTTTTGAATTAAAAACACGTTCGCCAAGCGAATTAAAAGCATTAATGTTGATGTTTTTAAAATGTTCGTTTCTTTGTTTTTCATCGGTATCATACATTCGAGACATATAAACAGAGCCAACCTGAGCCGTTGTCAAATCAAAACAATTTTCAAAAACTTCAAATGTTGTTGCATCGTTTGTTGCCCTCTTTAAACTGGTTTTAAAAGAGTTTTTAACAGCTTTTAAAGAGCTTATAAAGCTACTTGGAAGATTGTTTTTTTTCTTTTGTGCAAAAGCATAAGCCTCGATTAACTGAGTTACAGGCTTTGCAATTGTTCCAGGTAATTTGGTTCCATAATCAATTAAATTGACCAGCGAGTCCGCTGGTTGTTGAAGTTCTGATAATGTTGCAGAAATATAACCAATACCAACATCAAGCCCAGCCATTACTTGCCTTGTCGCAAAGGTGACGCCACTTATTTGGGAGGAGACTGTTTTTAATGGGTCAAGTACAGTTGACAAAACATTCTTTGAATCTTCACCAACAATTTTGTCAATATCAATTGCAGCGGTCTCCATTGAACCATCTTGACCACTCCCAAAAGCTTCATTTATTTCAATAACCACATCAGGAAGAACTTCAACTTCCTGCCCGATTTTCTGTTCTATGAATTTTATTGTGATGACACAATGTTCAATGCCATCATTGTGATTGACTATCGGGCTTTCAATCCTGCCATTAATAAGTCCATATTTTGGGTGTGTTAATTGAAACACATCTCCGGATCTAATATGTTCTAAAAAATCATAATGTGTTTGATAATTTTTTTTGAAAAAATAACATTCAAAATCAATCACACGAGCATTTTCACCCATATAATCGAGGTTTGCACCATCAGAAAAAGGATAAGAATACTTTGCAACATTGTTTTCAAAACTATCGGTGATAGTTTGCACGTCAATTTTAAACTTGTCAATTTCAGCTTTGTATATTGCCATTATTGAACAACTCCCGAAGCAAAAACATTGCTGAGAAAAGTTGTTGTGTTCACACCTGCTTGAGGTCTATCTTGAACTGAGGCAGATTTCAAACGCCCTTCTTTATCAACATTTACATTGACACTTATTTGATTGTTTACTTGGTTTTGCAAGTTTTTGTTTATAGATTGTTGACGAAACGACTCCCTGAATCTTTTCCTGTAAAAGTCTTCATCAGCATTAACACCAGACATCCCCATTTTTCGTTCAATTTCATCTTTAACAAGCCATTCCTGGTGTTTACCCCATTTTTTAGCTGTCCAGCCTAGAAGATCACCAATTTTCCCTGTCCATTTTACCAATTTAATAACCGTTTTTAGCATGTTGTTCAGTGCTTCTGTAGTATTTTTTATATCATTTCCCAGTGCTTCAAGTTTTTCAGGATTGCCTGTAAGCTCTCTAAGCCAATTTGTGAGGTCTTCAATTGGTTTTGCAAGCGCTTGATTGGCAAACATTGCTCCTACAACTTTTAATTTCCCAAACTGAAAAGCTGCTGTTTCTGAAGCCCTTGCAAAGTCTTTCATCAAAACATTATCGTTTACATTAATTAATTCATCAAAATGGGCAAATGCTTTTGTTTTTCTAAATTCTTTTGCCAAGCCAGAAACTGCCCTTATGCCCTCTTCACCGAAAAGCCTTCCAAGTATTGCCTCATTTCCTTTTGTGGCTTTTATAATACCTTTGAGTATTACATCTAATTCTTTTATTTTACCGTTTTTGTCTTTAATTTCAAATCCATGTTTGCTGATTTGTTTCTCTTTTGCGAGGATATTTGACAACGTCCGCTCAACAGCAGTGGTTGCCTGCTCTGAGCTTCCAGTATTCATTCTTGCAATCTGAGCGAATGCACCAAGTTTTTTCAAATCATCAAGCCCGCTCATGTCAAGCCTTCCTGCCGAAGCGAAAAGCCTTTCTCCTAACCCCGCAAGGTTTTCTAGAGTGAATGCTCCCTCTTTACCTTGAACCGTAAGAATGTTTAAAGCTTCGTAAATTGAATCACCAGTTAAACCAAATTTCTGGCCAAGCTGTGATGACAACGCACCAAGCGATTGCATATCAGCACCTGTAGCAGTGGCAGCAATACCGATTCCTCCAATTGATTCCCTTGCCATTTTGAACTTACCAGTTCTCTGAACAATGGCATCCAATCCTTCAAGAATATCATTCTGAGACTGCCCAGTTGCCAGAGCTGTTCTGTTTATTTCGTCACGAAGCTCCTGTTGAGTTTTACGAGATATTTTTGCATTAATAGAAAACCTTGTGAGCTTTGAATCAAAATCAACAACACCTTTTCCAGCAACAACAAGGCCAGCCGCGACACCAGCAAAACCAAGTTGAGCTGGAATTGAGGTCAATGTCCTTCCAAGACCTCTCCCAATGCCAGAAAGCATCCTTTTGGATTTATTTGAAAATCCTCTCAGAACTCTTTCAGATCGCCCAACTCCTCTTACAAGACTTTTGGCATCTGCTTTTAGTTTTAATTCAACTGTGTTTTCAGCCATTTATATTTCCTTGTAGAGACGCAAGGCCTTGCGTCTCTACGGTTTCCTATTTTGCATTTTTATATAGAGACGTTGCACGCACAACGTCTCTACAGTACAGTACATTGTGTTTTAATTGTCTGCAATTAAATTATTTATCTATATAATAGATTTCCACTTTGTCATTTTTGTTCAATGCATCTTCAGGATCATATTCAAACATTGCATAAAGAAGTATTAATTGCCCGTCTGTAATTTCACAGGCCGGACAGCCAAAGTAATAATAAGCCTTCTCAGCAAGGAGGTACTTGATATATTCTTTACTTTTTCCGGATTTTTTTTTACTTCTTTAAGTAAAACATTAAACTCTTTATCAGGCATATAGTCAATATTTGGAGAGCACTCTTCTTGCCAGGCCATTTGTATATCACAAAACTCAAGCCTTAATTCGTGCGTAAGGCATTCTGAAAAAGTTTTGAAATCATCAAAAAGCCTTTTGCCTTTTTCGTCAACTATTGAAAGAAATAGGCAATACTGTTCTATGAAACAACTTCTTTCAGTGACATTTGCGAGATTGATTCCTCTATCTTTGTATTCAAGATCTGTTTCTTTCACTGCTGTATTGTAATCAAAATCAGACAACACTTTGATATAAACAGTTTCTTTTGTACCTGGCCATTTGACAGGTTTTCGATTATTTGCACCGAGTTTCAATTTATTAATATCCAATTTTCACTCCTTTATTTTTTTCTCAAACTAACAATTAACAATTAACAATTAATAATTAACAATTAATAACTAATAATTAATAACTAATAACTAATAACTAATAGCTAATAACTAATAACTAATAACTAATAACTAATAACTAACAGCTTCCTATTCATCAACTCTGTCTTCAGCAAAAATTGTGATTGTTTTCACAAGTTCGTTTTCATTATCCATAGTCTCTTCACCAATTTCCAAACATCTACAATTAGAAAAGAGGTAACTGCCACCGCCATCTTTTGCAACATTAATTGTTGCAGTTCCATCAAGTACGCTATCAAAATCAAATTCTGTTTTGCCAGATGGGACAGCATAATCAATTGTAAACACATTTTCAGGCGTTACATTAAAATAGTCTGTTTTGTGCATTAACATTACAGTTTTAGCAACAACACGAGAATTTGATTTGAAGCTTTTAAGATCTGTATTTTGTGCGCCATTTATAAAAATTTTACACCTTGATACTCTGGCCATTTTTATATTCCTTTTTTTTAAATATTATTAATCAAATTATTTTCGTATTACGTAGAGACGTTGCATGCAACGTCTCTACAATTTATAACAACCGCAACGTCTCTACGATTTATAATAAACGTACTGTATTAACTATTTGGTGAAGTCCTGGAACAACATCAGCAGGAACATCAACATTCGCACGACTGACATTTACAGAATCTTCAGTTGCAATAATTCCATCTTTGTTCTCGTCAACATTTTGAGTGATTTCAAAATCAGGTTTTTCAAGCTCTTTTAAAACCCAATAAATATCTTTTTCAAGATTGTCCCTTGTGGGCTCGTTGTTTTTCTTGTTATGATATTTATTCTTTTCCATATTATTCACTTGAAGCCTGATATAATCCAAACTACGAGGAGTTATGAAATCTATTAATTTATCAATATAACCGCCACCAACAACATTTGAAGTATAGGTTGTTCTCACCATGCAAATTGCTGAACGCTCGGAAACAACATGGATTGGAGAAACCCCGTTGATTAATAATGATTGCTTCACGGCTTCAAGCATTCTGAGATCAACATCCGGTACCTCAAGCCCTTTAATAACATAGTCATCAATCGGATCTCCTGGCCTTGGTTGTGTTGCAATAACGCCAGCAAAACCAGCAGCAATCTCATAACAAATACTTTTTGTTTCCGGATAATAACCACAACACATTCTCCAGGAGTTGAGAGTTGTTCCACACAAAGACTGAACAGCAGCGAGGTTTCCGTTTTCTGAAGTATAACCGAAAACACCAAGCGTTCCTCTTTGCTCCATCCCATCGGAAACGAGATCAATGTGGTCCCTTAATGCTGCAAGATTTGTGCTGTCATCATAAGGAACACAGTACATTGTGTAATTACCTGGAAAACACTTGTCAAGAGCACCATCAGTTGCAGAGATGTCAGGATCGCCAGAACCTGGAGTGGTTTCTGCAATTACAAGAGTTACCATTGAGGGCTTGTCTCCGATTTGAAGTTTAACTTCACTTCCTAGAGTCCCTTTGTTTTTTGCTGTTATTGTAACAACACTATCAGTTGCAGAAGCTGTATAAGGTTGTCTTTGCTCTGCGTTAATTGCAGTGGCAAGGGCAGCCGCGACATCTGCTTGAGCATCATCAGCAGCAACAACAATTTTAATTTCTCTGTTACCAATCCAAAGCGATGCGGGACCTGCAAGATCTCCGACCTCCTCAAACGAAACACTGATTGTTTTTACAGCAGCAACACCAGCAGCGTCATCAGCAATCGGACAAACAGAAACAGGTGCGTTTATGTTTGCCTCAAAAATGGCTTCGCACATTAAATAAGCGATTGAATAGGGTCCAAACAACTCTTTTGCTTTTGATGCTTGAAATACTTGAATCGGTTTCAACAATTCAGCACTTCCGACAACTGAGTCCATTTGGGCAATAATTACAATTTGTTCATTTAATGGGGCAAACCCTTTTGCTCCTGATACCAAATCAAATTCTGTGTATTTTCCTGGAACCTTATAAGAAGAAGGTATTGTCATTATTTACCTGCCTTTTTCTTTTGTGTAGATTTTTCATCCTTTGCATGTAGAGACGTTGCATGCAACGGCTCTACGCCAACCATCTTTAAACTACCATCTGACAACATCTTTTTGCACAAAGCATCGTGAGGAATCCTTACAGGTGTTTGACCTATAATTTTGGATGTTTCCCAATAGCTTCTAAAAGGCGTATCAGTATAAACTAAAACAGTTTTTGTATTCATATATTTATACTCCCATCAAAAAATGGAATTTTGTTAATTTTCTATTATTAAGAGACGTCAACAATGTCTTCAACTATTTCTGTACTCTCTTCACCGTCAACAACAAAGTATTTATTTGCTATGACGAGTAAATCTTCGTATTCGTCTTCATTGCCTTCAATTTCAGTTTTCCATGTAAAAGCAATGTCAAAAGCGATTATATCTCGCTCTGTTGTTTCTTCCGTTATGATTTCTTTTACTGAAATCACTTTTACAGAGTCAATATCTAAACCGAATTTATTACCGTCAATATGTTTTACCAGTGCTAATACTATTGGATAAGTATTATGCCTTCTGAATTTTTCTTTTCTTACAGCAGATTCATTCCTATACAAAACAATCATATGAGTTGTTGGTTTAAAACTAAGGCTTCTTAAGTTTCCACTTAATATATTCCCCTTTTCAAATTCAACAGGGTCTGTGGCAATCATTATTGAAGGCCATCTTTTTGGCCTAATCTTTGAAATGTCAACACTGAATTCCACAATGTTAAAAAGCGGACTGCTTTCATTGCCTGGCTGTTTCATGCTTGAAATAAAAGCAAGAATTGCATTTTCAAAATCGTTTATTATATTAAAATTACTCATTAATATGATTCCAAATTTCCAAAATTGACATCATTTGCTGTTTTACTTGATTTGAAAAAATTATCATTTATTACAAGTTCGGGAAATTTAATTTCTTTGCTTTGTATTTTCTCTAAAATCTTCATATAATTTTCATACCTCATGACAATACCTTTTGGAGCATCCAGATCATGAGAACGGGTATATAATGTGTAAATTGCTAAATTAGTACTGATTTGTGTTACTAATTTCGGGATGATTGTGGTAAAAGGAACTTCGTAATTTTCAACGAGAAAACTATCAATTATTGTGTCAGCATCCTCAATCGCAGCAACAATCTTTGAGTATGGTGCATTAGGTGGTGAAATAATAAACTCACCTTCCTGCTCATCATCGGTTAACTGAAGAAGTCGTTCTTCAGGAATTAAGGAGATTAAATCGTCTAATGCACTATACATCTATTAATACGCCTTTCGCGGCTTTTATTCTTCAACAGGTTTAAAGGTTTTGTTATTTTTGATAAGAGCAAGCTCGGCAGCTTCAAAAGAATACTCTTTGCCAGCTTCATACAAAGTTTCATTGTGAAGAACATTTTTATGAAACTTTACTTTTACTTCGTTTGACGTTAAACCTTTGTAGATTCCTTCATTGTTTTTTTTCAGTGAATCTTTGAACTCTTTGTTTTTCTTTTCTTGAGCAGCTTTTTTTTCAGCTGCAATTTCAGCAGCTTTTTTTTCAGCTGCAATTTCAGCAGCTTTTTTTTCAGCTGCAATTTCAGCAGCCGTTTTTTTCTTTGCCATTTTTTTTTAACTTTCTGTTAGTTTTTTTTGTTTAATTGCCTGGTCAATCACAATGGTAATTGACCAGGTTAATCAATCTTAACTCAAAAAGGACATCGTTTTATGTCAATTAACGATTTTTCTAATTAGTTTCTGTTCAGAATCGGTCACTGAGCTTGTCGAAGTGCCACGGATTCGACCTAAAAACGCCATTTCGGCAAGCTCAATGATCGGTTTGAGATAATTTTTTTTGTATTCTGAACAGAAACTAATTACTAAGCAATAGCGTCTTCGATGAAATAACCAAGGTCATTTGCAACGATTAATTCTTTGACACTTTCACCCGCGCGAGTCATTTGACCACCACGCATACCAATGTTTTTGTTTTCCCATTTTCCAGCAATTGGATCTCCAAACTGTGCAGTATAACCAAAAGTGGTACCTCCACGAGTATTCGCAGTACGATCAACATATTGTAATGAAATATGTTTTCCCCATGCTCGATTCAATGAAACGGTCTGACCTGGTTTTGCCGTATTAACAAAAGCTTCACCGACATGAACAGCGTCAAGTTCAAAAAGCTCAGCAATTTGCTGTCTCCGTGCGATTCCTGTGTCTCCACTATTGCCTTTTGTGGCCTTGTTAATATCCGGGTGTTGACTTAATTTTGAAAAAACTAAACGACCGATCGTCATTTCATTTGGTCTCATAACACAAGCATCAAGCCCTGCCATAATAACACCAATAGGATCGGAGTTTGTAAAATCACTAAATTGAGCATTACCACTCAACTGAATTTTATTTGCTGTAGCATAATTGGCAGCATTAAAAACAAGGTTCGCCGTTCTAACTTCTCTATCTAATGCAATTAGGTTCGCAATCCCCTGAACAGCCATATTAACAGGATTGAAGTTTGACGGTGCGTTTTCAATGTCCGCGTTTGGAATTGGATCATCAAGAGCATAGTCAACAGTTGAGTCTGTCTCTTCTGTCGCATTGAATGTTACTTGATTAGGCTTACTTGCACGCCCTACCTTAGTGTCTGGAATAGTAAAATTTTGCCCTTTTGGGATATTCCAGTATTTGAATTCTTGCTTGCCAACTGGTACTCTAAAAAGAACATCGTCAGCAATTAACTTTGTGTTCTTGTATGCAACCATTATCGCAACAAGAACAGGGTCAATTGGGAAAGGAGCTTTCATATTTTATTCTCCGTATTTAAAATTAATATTTTTTATTTTCTGTAAATTTTATGTAGAGACGCAAAATCTTGCGTCTCTACGGTCAATATTTCAACAATTATGGCAACACACTTAACATGATCTTAGCTTTTCCAATAAATTAATTAAGCAATTGTAAGAAAGAACGGATTAATTTTCACACTGCCAACATCACCATCAACACCGGAAACCATTGCTGTGCCAATTACTCTTTCCGCAGTTGATGCCGTGATGGCTTTTCCGTTTGCGTCTGCTGTTAGAAAGTTTCCTTTTGTAACAGTCCCGCCGTATTCGACTGGAGCTATACCAGTTTCAACAACAACACAATCAGCTTCATCAGCAGCACCATCCGCATCACTAACACCAGTTAACAAGTCAGTTGCCGCGCTTGCCTGAGCAATTGTTCCAGCTGCTGTGCTTGGTTTTACAATTCTGTTTCCAGCAACTGCGCCATCAGCTTCATAAGTATTAAGCACATTTGCGTCTTTATTTGAAAGCATGACCTTGATTTTTCCAATATCGCCAGAGACACCAGAAACTTTTGCCTCACCAACAACCCGATCTCCAGAGCCTGCTTTTACAGCGTTACCATTTGCATTTGATGTGAGAAAGTCGCCCTTTGTAACAACACCGCCGTAAAGGACATCCGCAATACCATTTTCAACGACATCAAGTCTATCACCGTCAGCTGTATCAATTTCATAACTCACACCAAAAAACTTATCTGTTGACGAAGATGACACCGAACCCGTACCGTCAGCAGTGCCATACTTAACAATTTTGTGTTTTGCCACAGCACCATCAGCAGTATAATTTTTGTTTAATAGAGGATTCATTTAAATTTCTCCTTGTTTTATTAAAATTCTATTTGAAACAAACTTATAATCTTTTTCAAAAGGCATTAAAAGACCTTTTAAATCTTTTTAAATGGGTTTGAGAGGTAGATTGAATGGCTGAACTTGAAAAAGTACCTTAAAACAGCCCCTATGGAACTCAGACTGTTTTTAAAAATCAAAAAAACTCTCATTTCACCCCTTTTACTTGTCATTTACAACTATTTTCTATTTATCAAAAGACCCGCTTAATGCAATTTATAGCGGTTCAACAGTAGAGACGCAAAGTTTTGCGTCTCTACTTTTGAAATTTTTCCAAATTATTCTGTACAAACTCAACTGCCTGAGCAACTCCAACGGTTGTCCCTTGAGTAGCCATTTCAGTAATGTGTTTGTTCGCATATGCAGCAAGCTCAATGGCACTAGCCACGCCTTTTTCTCCTTTGCCTTTTCTCGCAACTTCTGTAGTCAAATCTGTTGATTCATTGTTTTCAATTTTTGATTTATACTCAACAATTTCATCTGTTGAGAAATCAGTTGAAAACTCTGTGATTTTATTAGAAGCAAAAAACATCAATCGGTTAACCGTGTCATCAACTTTGTTTGGATAAAGTTTATTTTGTTCAACCATGGAATTTGCCCATGATGAAAATTCAAACCGAGCCCTTGCTGTAATTGCTTCTTTTGCCTTACTTTCCATCTCCGAAACCTTAAAAAGAGCCTTGTTTTTCAGTTCTGTTTCAGTTTTAAGTAGAGACGCAAGATTTTGCGTCTTTAACGCAAATTCCTTGATTTCATTTTTCAACTTTTCGACATTATCATCATTGCCATTGCCCTGTAGAGACGCAAGATTTTGCGTCTCTCTTGTTTGTTTTTCTGCAAAATTATCAGTTGAAGAATTTTCAATCAATTTCTTTTTCACCTGGTCAATCTGCCAGGATGCAAGAACAGTGTCCGCTGTTTGCGTGTCATATTTATCAATAATAAAATCGCGAATACCACTAAGCAGCTCGCCAATAGTCTCAAACTTGTAACTCAAATCATAATCAGCAATAGCAAACTCAAGTTTTTCTTTATTCCAGTCAGCAAACTCAATGCATAATGCATCTTTCTGACTTGCAAAATCAAGCCCTTCAATTTTTGCCAGACCGGAAACTGCTGGTTTCCAGGCACCTAAAAAAGCTACATGATTTAATGCTTTTGTTCCATTATCAGCATTTTCAATACCAGCTGAAACTTTAGGGAACATTCCTTTGTTGACAGCTTCAGCAAACTCTTTTACAACCTGACCGGGAGCAAAACAAAGTTTGTTCCCAAACTTTTTTACAGTTGCAATCCACCCATACGCAGGCTCTTTTTGGTCTTTAGGATGACCAAGAGTCATAGGAGCGCTGAACTCATCAGGGTTGTAATTTGTTTCAATATCAGACAAGTCTTGTTCTGTAATTTCAACATCTTCACCTTTTAGAGTTTTAAATTTGCCTGTTCTTAATAAGTCAAACCATTTAATTTTCATTTTGTCACCCTTGTTTTTTATTAAATTTTTAAATCAAATTCCCAATTCATTTTTTTGTAACATAAAAATTTCACATCTGTACCAAATATAAACCACAATACTATTCAAAAACTTTTATCAAATGATAAAATTTTTTGAATAGTTTTTGGTTGTATCTTTGATAATGTGAAGGCTTCCCTTGTGGTTGCCAATTATTCTTTTTAATGGAGGTTTTTTTGTCTGAAATTGCAAGCTTTACAAGTTTATACCCTGTGATTGGTATTCCATCCTTATTTATTCTTATTTATTTCATTGCTAAAAAAGCAATGGCAGATTTAAAATCAAAGAATGATGAAGATAGAGCTGAGCATCTCAAAAAATGGAATAGTATGATCGATACTAATAAAACTATACAAGACAATGCTCTTAAAATTTTCAGAGAACAAAACACAAAGCTTATTGAATCACACGAAAAAGCACTGGAAAGAGTTTTTAAACTCCAGGAAAGAACCACAGCAGCATTAGAAATGCAAACCGCAAACATGGCAAAAATGAATGAAAAATTAAACAACATAAATCAAATTGTAGGGTTGACCCTATGTGGTCAACCTTCTTTAAACAAGGGGAAAACCAAATGAATGATGAAATGCTCAAATACAGAGGAAAATTGGCTCAATATGAACATAAAGCTGCTGAACTCGAAGTAATGATTTCTGCAAACATCGCATCAGTGAGAAATCTCCTTGATCCCTATGAAGATAATCTCGAAAAAATCAAAGTAAAACAAGCCTCTGCTGAAATGAATTCTATGAAAAATGATGTGCTGGAACTTAGAAAACTCAAAAATAAAATCAAAGAAATTCAAGAGGATCTTTCATGAAAAAAACTTTCCTTGCACCAATTGCTGAAAAGCTCTACATTGTTCAGCAATACACAATTGACTCCATTGCCAGTGAATTGAGTATTGCCGAAAAGACCGTTCGTCTTTGGAAAGCAGATGGTAATTGGGAGCAAAAGCGAACGGCCTATCTTAAAACAAAAACTGAGTTTCACGAAGATCTCTATAATTTCGCGCGTAAATTAATGAAATTAATAAGTCTTGAAATGGATAGGCTCATTGACGGAGGCTATGGCGACGAAGAACAGGATAAAAGAATTGAATCTCGTATCAATTCAATGACTCGCTTACTTGGACAGCTTCCTAAAACAAAAGACTATGAATCAAAAATCAAAGAGGAAAAACTGGGGACTGTCAAAGTTTCAGGTGATGAAATTTCAAATCGTGTCCATGAAATTTTAAACAGCTAAAAAATTATGTTAGATATCTTAAACTCTTACTTTTTAAATTATCAAAAGGAATACATAGAAGATGACAGTCTTATAAAAATTGCTGAAAAGTCTCGACGTATAGGTGGAACTTATATGCAATCTTTTGAGGATGTTGACGATATCATTAAGGAAAAACAATATACTCATGGAAGGCCTGTAAAAGATGTTTATTTCTCTTCTAAAGATGAACTTGCTGGTAAGGAATATATCGACTATTGTGGTAAATGGTCAAAAATCCATAATGTCGCTGCACATGACTTGGGCACACAAGTTGTTGACGAAGACAAGGGGATTAAAGCCCGCGTTATAGAATATGATAATGGCGGAAAAATACATGCTTTGACAAGTGCACCGACAGCATTCAACTCAAAAGGTGGTAAAATAGTTTGGGATGAAATGGCGCTTCATAATAGCCAAAAACAAATGTGGTCAGGTGCAAAACCAGCAGCCATGTGGGGTTATCCTATCAGAATGCTATCAACACACAAAGGTTTAAAAACTCTATTTTATCAATTTGTTCAAGATACAAAAGACGGTAAAACAGGTTGGTCAATTCACACAATAGATATTCATAGAGCCGTTGCTGATGGCCTTGTTGATAAAATTTTTGGCCACACAACAACTGAAAAAGAACGACAGGAATGGCTTGAAAAAGAACGCCGTGACTGCCGTGACGAAGACATCTGGCAAGAAGACTACTGCTGTAATCCTCGCGATGCCACAACCGCATACCTTACTTATGAAGTTATAATGCAATGTGAAAAACAAGATCTTCTTTTGTCACTTGAACAGCTCAAAAACTATGATGGTGCTTTGTTTGCTGGCTGGGATATCGCTAGAAAACGAGATTTTTCTGTTGTTATCGTTTTGGAAAAAATTGGACTTCAATACATTGTTCGCCACATTCATGAAATGGAAAAAGTTAAAACACCAGTGCAAAAAAGAACCGTTGGAGAGTTCCTTAAAATCCATAACATTCGCCGTATGTGTACTGACCAAACAGGAATGGGAATCCCTATCACTGAGGATATGCAAGAATTATATGGTGAAGTTCGAGTTGAAGGTGTTACCTTTACAAATCAATCAAAAGAAGTTATGGCCTCAACGCTCAAAGGAGCATTTGAGGATGTTTCTATTATAATCCCTGAATATGTTGTGTTAAGAGATTCTTGTCATAGTATTCAAAAAATAGTCACCGCTGCTGGTAATATACGGTACGATGCCGACCGAACAGACAGCACAGGCCATGCCGATCACTTTTGGGCTTTGGCTTTGGCTTACCATGCAGCGAATTCTGTGGCTGCCTGTAAAACATGGGCAACATCTCAAAGCCCTTGGTATAAAAAAAGAAGTGAAGACATTCAACAGGAATTGTTGAATTCTTATGGAAAATTTAACAAATAATGAAATGTAGGGTTAACCTTTGTGGTTTACCATTTTTAAAAAGGATTGTTTAAAATGCCTGAAATATACGTGAGCCCTAATGAAAAAATGAAAATTCCTGAATTAACTTCAGAGAAAGCAACAAGAGACATTGCAGATTGGAATGCAATTTATAATGTCCTTCCAAATCCAGATCCTATTCTTAAAAAAGCTGGAATTTATATTGATTCCCTAAGACTTATAAGAAGAGATTCAAAAGTCTCCTCTGCAACAAGGTCGAGAAAATCTGGCTTTTTTAAAATGAAATGGAAGATTGTTGCCAATAACTCCAGTGATAATACGTTTCAATTTATTTCTGAAATTTTTAAAAACCTCTCTACAAGGCAAATTTTCACTGAAATACTTGATTATTTTGGCTATGGCTTTCAAGTTTCTGAAGTCATTTGGAAAAAGGACGGCAAAGACCTCTACCCCGAACAGGTAAAAGGAAAGCCTCAAAAATGGTTTGCCTTTAATGACGAGAATTACCTTGTCTTTAAACCTCAAACAGGAGAGCCAGAGCCAGTAAAACCATATAAATTTTTGTTGACAACTCACGAAGCTGATTACGAGAATCCTTATGGAATTGCAATTTATTCAGATTGTTTTTGGCCTGTAACTTTCAAACGAGGCGGTGTAAGCTATTGGGCAAAGTTCATTGAAAAGTATGGGATGCCTCACGCAGTTGGAAAGTTGCCAAGGGGAGCACCGGAAAAAGACAGAAGCGACCTTTTGCAACAATTAATTCTTATGATTCAAGATGGTTGTTCTGTCATTCCTGATGACGGTTCTATTATGCTTCTGGAACAAAAAGACAAAGGTGGCTCAACCGATGCTTATGATAGATTTGCAAGCTACCACAACAAGGAAATCTCAATAAATGTACTTGGCCATGAAGGCGCATTAAACTCAACTGCTGGCAAACTAGGCAACGACACCGCTGCAATGGATGTGAGAGCTGATTTAATTGACACTGATATACAAGCGATAACAGAAACAATGAACACACTCATTAAATGGATTATAGACCTAAACCCTCACCACAAGAGCAATGATGGAATCCCTGAGATCCTTTTTTATGATCCTTCTGAGATCAACCAAAATCTTGCTGACAGAGACGAAACCCTCACAAAAACAGGGGTTAGATTTAATAAAACATATTTTCAAAGAAACCACGGCCTGGCCGAAGACGAATTCGACGTAGAGACGCAAAATCTTGCGTCTCTACAACCATCGCAAAACGTACAGACGCAAAATCTTGCGTCTCTACAACCATTGCAAAACGTACAGACGCAAAATCTTGCGTCTCAACAATCATCGCAAAACGTACAGACGCAAAATCTTGCGTCTCTACAACCATCGCAAAACGTACAGACGCAAAATCTTGCGTCTCTACAATCATTGCAAAACGTACAGACGCAAAATTTTGCGTCTCTACGGCAATCCAAAAACATTAAATCAACACCTGCCGACACCATAAACACCATAGTGGAAATGGCAGAAAACGAAATCACTCAGGATGAATTAATTGATTCAATAAAAGAAATGGCAAACAAAGCCGATTCAATTCAGGAATTTCAAGCAATGCTATTAAATGGTTACAACAATGTAGAGACGCAAGGCCTTGCGTCTCAACAAGGCCTTGCGTCTCAACAAACCCTTGCGTCTATGCAAAATTCTCTGACAGCTGCAGAACTGGCAGGGCGATCCGACATTCAACAACTAATTTAAAGGATTTATTTATGTTCCATATTATGCAAAGGCTCAAAAATTTTTATGAAGAAGCCTATATCAAAAAAAATTCCAAAGTAAAAAAAAGAGTAATTACAAAGGACAATGACGTCCTTACTGTTTATAAAACTAAAAACCACTTTTGGCTTTTATTCAAGGCTAGTGATGACTTTCTTGACTGGAAATCAAATCTTAAATTTTATCGAAAAAATAAAAAAGTACACCCTGGTATGTATAGAAGTGCAAAAAAGTTTTTTCCAGAAATTGACAAATATATTGTCAAAAAGCAATGTTGTTTTGGTGGATATTCCCGTGGTGCTGATTTAGCCTTAATTTGTGCGGTTCGTTGTGCAACACTGCACAAATACAAAGACACATTCTGTTTTACTATGGGGCAAGAAATGACCTACGAAGCAAACGAAGCAAAAGCAAAAGCTAGTCTGCGAAGACTCTATTATTGTAGAACATACTTTAAACATGATCCAATTGTTCATCTACCAGGAAAACTATTTAACTGTGCTCATCTTCCACAGGTAGGCGATAGAATTACCCATGTCGAGTTGCCTTCAAAATGGTGGCACAAAATACCACTAATTTGGATAAAAATCCTTGTTCATCGTTCCTATTTCAAAAAGAGTAAATAATGCCAAACACAGCACAATACGGCTCTTTAAAATTCGATGAAGCCATTGATTTCTTCAAAAACAAAATCAACCTTCCAACCGAAACCTGGTCAGACATAACCAATGAAATGCATGGACGTGCATTTGTTGTTTCCGGAGCTGTAAAGGCTGAACTCCTTTCCGATTTCCATGAGTCTATCCTTAAATCTATTGACGAAGGCACTGATATTGCAGAGTTCAGAAAAGATTTTGACAAAATTGTGGCAAAGCACGGATGGTCTTACAAAGGCAAGCGAGGCTGGAGAACCTCAATAATTCTTGACACAAATCTTTCAACCGCCTATTCCGCAGGCAGAGAAAAGCAACGCAAACTTCCTGAAATTATTGCAGCCTTTCCAAACGATGAATACAATTCAATGGATGACTCACGAGTTCGACCCTTGCATAAAAAATGGGATGGAACAATTTTGCCTCATGACGATCCATGGTGGTCAACTCACACACCTCCAAACGGATGGCGTTGCCGTTGCTGGAAAGAACCTACCAGCGAAGGAGCACAAAAAGAATCTCCAAACGATGGCACAACTTTGTGGGAAAATCCATCAACAGGAATAAAAGAAAGCATTCCCAAAGGCATTGACCCAGGTTTTGCTTATAATCCTTTGGAAGCTTCAACTATGTCTGATCATGCAACATGGCAATCTATTAAAAAATGCCCTGAACAAATCCAGGAAGCTTTTTTATCTGAAATGGCTGAATCCGGTCAATACTCAGGTGTTCTTGATAAAATGATTAACAGAATGCAAAGCAATATTCACGAACAATGGCATTTAAAAGGGGAAACAAAAACAGTTGGATGGATCTCTCCAGACATTTGGACAGATATTAAAAAGCGAACTGCAGAGCCTTACAGTCCAGTAATAACTGCCACAGACAAAGGTATTCAACACACTTTACGTACAAAAAAAAATGTGCTGCAAAAGGTCACTGCCAATGAATTAAAGAAAATCCCTGAAACAATTGCAAACCCCGAATCTGTTTTGTGGGATACTGGAGATAACTCCCTATTGTATGTCACTTCAGGAGAAAATAAAAAATTAAAATTTGTTGTGAAGCTTGAAAGAAAATCAAAACAGTTTAAACACGATATTAATGAACTGAGAACAGCTAGTAAGATAAATGTAAATAATCTTAAAGAGAAAAGATATGAAGTTATTTCTGGGAAATTATAAGGACAGTGTGGAGGAACGGTTAACCCCTCATAAGAAAGGCAAGTTCTTTGGTCAAACAAAGACAATGCATATCTAACTGGCCAAACCGATTTTCCAGTTGTCACCTGTCCTAATTATAATAATAACAAATTTTCATCAAAAAAACAAGAATAAAAAAAAGGATACAATTATGGCAGGCTCATTCATAAGCGTTGAAATCACAAACAAATTTCAAAGAAAACTCATGGACATAAAATATAAAGCTGGCAACGCAAGACCAGCCTTCAACATAGCTGGGCAAATACTCACAAAATCAGTCAGAAAAAATTTTACCTCCCAAGGCAGGCCAACCAAATGGCAAGATCTTGCAGAAAGCACAAAAAAGAAAAAAAAAGGAAACAAAATCCTCATCAATCGAGGCATGGCTGGCGGTTTGATGGGCTCAATCAATTACCAATCAACAAACTCTGATGTTCGAGTTGGCACTCCAAAAGTCTATGGAGCGATTCATCAGTTTGGTGGTAAAGCTGGAAGAAATAAAAAAACAACTATCCCACAAAGAGAATACCTACTAATCCAACCTGAAGACTGGCAATCAATAACCGATGCCTTTGGGAGATATTTAACCAAGTAGTTAAAAAATAGTCTGTGTTTGTCCTTAAAGTTTTAAAAGTCCATACCGTCCATATTGTCCATAATCTATTTTAAAATATCAATTTTAAAAGAGGGTATTAGATGTCGAATTTGATTAACAAGCCAAATGATATTCATCAACTGTTTGTTGTAGTTTCTAGTAATTATTTTGTATTTAAATTTATTCTGTATAATTCTAGTTCAAGATGTCCACGATAACACTTGTTACAACACCAGTCGTTTCCATGCCAAAAACCAATTTCATTTTTTTTCCTTTTGTAGACTACTCCATTTAATTCACAATTTGCACAATATATTTCTTCATCAATTTCTTTGCGAGTCATATTATCTAATTTAGTAAGAATTGATTGCTTTTGTGTTATTAAATCTTTGTTATTCATAGAACTTTTTAATGTGTTATTTTTAGATTCAGCTTTATTACCATAAACCTTTTTCAAACCCCATTTGTCAATTTTTTCTTCTTTCATCTTATTAACCTTTCTTTATAATTCTTTGTTATCCTAATACTGTATTCATATCAATTTTTTTTGGTTTTTCTTTGAGTGTCTTAACCTTATATTCTAAATCAGAAATTCTTTCACGAAGAATTTTGATTTCACTTAAAAGTGTTTTTAGTATTTCATTTTCTTTACATACCATTTTAAATCCTTTCCGAACCACATAACCAGCGGTTCTAAAAAACTGAAGTTTATAAATTATGCGTTATCTTTCATAAAATCTTCATTTTGATCGTCGTCTTCTTCTTCTTCTTCTATATATTCATCTTCACATTGACAACATCCCCAACAAGCGCTACATTTTTTGCATCTTAAAAATGTATAATCTCCACATATATGACATATATCTGCTGACATCATAATTCCTCCTATAATAAATCATTGCAGCAAAATAAATTTGCTAAATTCAAAGGTTATCCTAATTTGAACATTTCCCACAAGCTCATATTTTTAACAATACTTATATCGACATCCATATTTTCAAGCTTTGTTTCATAATACCCTATTTTAAACGTATCTTTTAACACTCTTATAGTTAAGAACACTGTTATTAAAAAAAATAACAAACCCATATTTCACTTCTTTCTTAATTAAGTCATAACAATTAATTCTAGAAAAATGAATTTTCCAAATTAACCGTTAATTTTCAAAATTCAAAATCTCACCTTTGCAAAAAGAAAAAAAACACTATCTATATAATTGTAAAGAAAATGCCCTTCCGGTGGATATACCTTGTTTCTTGAATTATCATAAATGTAACATCCTAAAAATATAGTCACCTCTACTCCAACTCTAAAAACTATACCTTGCAGCTGTAACAGAGTACTTGTCACAAAAATAAGCACCTCTGTCATAAGAACTATCCCGTTCTTTTTTAACATGTTTTGCTTTACTTTTTTTATTAATACACTTTTTACAAGCTGGCGAAAACCCTGTTTTGTGATAACTGTTTTTTGTAAAAAATTCCCATGTTTTATAAACATTGCAAACCGTGCAAATTCTCCCGTTTTCATCTATCAATGTTTTGCTTTTCTTTCTTCCATCCATCTTTAAATCCTTTCAAACTATCCTATAAACCTGCATAACACTCATTCGATGTTTTGCTGCAAGCTGAACATGATTATCACCGCTAAACTCTCTCCTAATAACCTTTGCCATCATAATTCTTTTCCCTGATGACGGGATGTTAAAACTCTCACCGGAATAATTTTCAAGTATTAAATCAGCAACAACACCACCACACTTTTCAGCAATTGTGTCCATATATTTACACGGCTTTGGAGCTTTCAGCTCTGTTTTAAAAGTGTACTTGTTATAAATTCTAAGCACATCGTCTCTACTCATTTTAAAACGAACAGCA